GGTGGTGGTGACCGTCTCACTGTCAAACTGTCACCACGTCATCGCACCACGTCTCAAATTGTCTCTTAGATCATGCAAATGACGCACGTTATGCGATCACGCGACATGATCACGAAATGACGCACGAGGGAACGACCGCCGATAGCCCCGTAGGGGGTTGTTTACAAAGGGATGTGACCCACACAGCGTTGAGAGCATCTTTTCTTGTTTTGTTGTGAAGTGAATGGTTTATGCCACAATGTGTGGAGAGGTGTGGATAGGGTGTGGATAGGGTTGGTTGCCACACGTTGCCACACCTGTATCCACAATGTGTGGATAGCGTGATATTGAGTTCAGGTTGGTGGTTTCGTTGCTTATACTCACGCCCCCGACAGGGGATAGCGTGTGGATAAGGCATTACTCTCGCGTGTGCGCGTGTGCGGTGTGTTAGTTATTAGTAATAGGTAATACGTAACACACTTCCAGAGTCTTAAGGACTCTTCCGTGTATTACTAACACATCGCGGGCGCGAGGTTGACGCTTTATTTTGACTCATGGCCTGCCTGTCCCTACAATGTAGGTTCACAGGGGAGGTAGTGATGACTGCGTTACTGGCAGACGGTTTTGAGGATGCACTAGAGGAGCCGTTCGATAAAGTTGAAGATCGTTCACAGGGTGGAGTGAGGCGGCACGTTGTGTCTGTGTCGTTCAACAAGGGTGAGTACGAGAAATTACAGAAACTGCAGGCACTCGCTCCTATCTCTTACTTACGGAATAACCTCTCGTCCTTCATCAAGTTCTTGATACTGGAGTAACGCTCACTAATGGCTGAAAAAACCTACGACAAGATCGAACAACGAGTAACACGCGCCATCCCCGAATGGAAAGAATGGCCGCGTAGACTCAGACGCATCTACGCCTCACTCGAAGACTGGGGGTCTACTGAAGAAGCCGTACAAGATATGATCGAACAGTGGGGTTGGAACATCGCATCTGTAAAGTCACTTATCAAGAAAAGCCCCACCTTCATCGAAGCCATTGAGGAATACCGCACTGACGGCGACTACCCCAAGAAAAAAGGGTGGGTCAAAAACATACGAACCTCAGAACTAAAAGCCGTATACATGCGAGAAGGCGAACTCACTTCATTCGCATCACTGGACGAAAACCCCAAAGCAACCAGCTTTCATGGCGCAGTAGTCGCCGCGAACGGTATGCTAGACCTCGCAGAGCCTTATGCAGACCGGGATGACCTCTCATACCCCTCCGACGCACCGCAAAAGCCCTCTGACGGCTCAGGACTCACTAGTTTCGAGGACGAATAAGATGACAGAACTTAAGCGATCAGCAAAACGATTCGACTTTCAGGGAGGCTCCAAACTCAAGGGAGCAAAACGCGAAGCATTCATCGCAGGACTCCCACCTAGAGCAAAACTGCTGTTCGAGGGATACAAAACACCACGAACCAGAAAGAAAAAAGCAACAGGCTAGATGGATAAGCAGTCACAAGACAACTTCATCGTCGGTAAGTCAAAGTTCCCACAGTGCGAAGTACCAAAATGCTTCTACGCTGCAGTAGCCAAAACTACTAAATGCAAGAAACATGGTGATATGGTGTAGTAATTCCATCAGGAGGAATTATTATGCCCCGCAAAAGAAACCCCGAAGCCCTTCGCATTGAAAAAGACTACAAGAGCAAGAAGCGTTCTATCGACAGTCAAGTTAAGTCTGCGAGTAAGAGTGCGCCTGCTACTAAGAAGAGTTCTGCAACGGCAGCGACTCGTAAGATCAAGGGCGGGCTGAAGTCCGGTAAGGTAAAAAGGCTAATCCAACCGGATGTTATAGGGAACGCCTCTAACTACCTGTACAAGACATCACAAGGGGCGCACCAGTCATCGTTCTTAGGCTCAAACGCTGTTGAGGCGGGTGAAGAATCATACAACCCAAAGACCGGGAAGACTAAAAAGGCTGGCTCGGCTGCCAAGTCTCAGGCAAAAGCCAAGTCCGCTCGGAAGTCTCCTTTCGCCAAACTTATGAAAGACGGCGGTTCGGGGAAACTTGCAAAGTCTCGTAAGAAAAAGCGTAAGGCTCCGACTTATCGAGGCTAAGTAAAACAAATGCCGTACCAACCCCACGAACACCAGCTAAAACTCCATAAGTCCAAAGCTAAAGTCAAGTGGAACCAAACTGGACGACGTGGGGGGAAGACCCGTTCCGCACTGGAGGAAGACCTTGCGGTCATCGAGTCCCTATCTCACAAATATGTCGAGATACCTAGTCAGCCCGGTAAGCAGACTGCTGAAGAGGCTCGCTTGGTTCCTGCTATCCACGTCTGGACAGTTGCCCCTACTAAGGCGCAGATGTATCAGGTCTGGAACGAAATGCAGGCATTCATTCCCGAACACCTTGTCTCCAAAACCAACCCCTACCGAGACAACAAACTTGGGGGCGGCAGAGGCAGTGGGTTCAAGGAAGACGCACTGCATGTGTGGCTCACTTTCAAGGATAGAAATGGACGTTGGCTTCGGGGTCGAGACGGTAAGCCAAGACCTCGTCCTGTCGTCTTCTGGGAACTCAAGTCAGCGGATAATCCTGAGTCACTCCAGTCTGTGGGACTCGACTTCCTACACATCACCGAAGCACAGGAGATAGCAGAAATTGGCTGGAACAAACTACGACCTACCCTCTCATCACCGGGACGTGCCGGTCGTGCGCTTATTGAGGGCATACCTCCGGTCTCTCCCTCCCATTGGTTCGCGCGCAATTTCAAGCGAGCAAAAGCATCTCCTTCTCGCCGTAGAGAAGCGTTTAGCTGGACTGCCTTCGACAACCCCCTTCTCACGGAAGGCCAAAAAGAAGAGATAAGAGACGATAAAGAAACCATGATGGAGGACGACTGGAATCGTCTCTACATGGCTATTCAACCTGAAGGTGTTGGAGCGTTCTTCCGCAAGGTAGACAAAGCTGCCAGAGGAACCGAACTCATGCGACCCGCCAAGGGTGGGGCTGAGTACGTGGCTGGGCTTGACCTTGGTCGTAGTAATGATGCTACGGTGTTGATAGTGAAGAACCGGAAAACACGCGAATCCGTATCAGCCACAGAACTCCTGAAAACCGACTGGACGATTCAAATGGAGACCATTCGCAGTGAAGCCCGAAGATGGAACCTCAAGCAAATTGTCATGGACTCGACAGGACTGGGAGGCCAATTTGCTCGTGACATCATGTACAGAGAGATGCTGGCTGAGAGAATTCCAGTCATCGCCTTCAACTTCACACCGGTGGCAAAATACCACGACCTGTACCTGCCTTATCGAATTGCCCTTGAACATGAAGAAGTTAGTTTCCCAGCAGAGTGGAGCAAGCTAAGTTCGCAACTCATGGATACGACCCACAAAGAAACAACTAATCGCGGACACGTCTTTGGAACATCCTCTGGAGCGCATGATGACTGGGCTGATGCAGAGGTACTAGCCTTGTATGGCTGTGACCCTGTAGAGTATTCTGTGACGACGCATAAGCAGAGGGAAACAGGGGGCATGGAGCCTCTAAGACCTAATTTCATCTCGAAGCGACGTGGCAAAAAGCGTGGATTTATAGGTCTTACTCGTGAAGCACGTCACGCAACATATCTCGATGAAGTAGACACGATTCTAGAAGCGGAAACAATTCGATAATGGTCTCACCCGCAGTATCGTCAGCAGCACAGGCAGTTCCACCCACTCGCGGAAATGTCGAAGACACCATCCAGCTTGAACGCGCCAACCCGCAACAAGAACCCAAGATCACGGAACAGTGGATTGAGGGAACTGTCTCGCAGGGTAAACAGCGATTCGGGAAGTTCTGGCGCAAGTGCCGACAGGCTGACGAGTTCATCCGTGGAGACTTCGACTTCCCTGTCACAGAAGAGGGGTCGAAAGTCAGGCTAGGAACAGCCCATTCCGTCGTAAAGACACTCGTAGACCACATCACACCGCCGTTCGTAGATATTACCGTCCCCCCTCCCGGTGCTAGAGGGCAGGCAAGGGCAGAGAAGATAGAGAAATTCCTGCGTGGCTCTAATCACCGACTGGAGCAGGAAACCCCAACCCGACGCATCGCCAACTTCCACACAGCGTCCTACGGAATAGCGTGGGAAAAGACTGAGTTCATCGGAGCCAGATGGTCTGACTTCCCAGAACCACCTGAAGATTCTGGTGATGTGTCGAGATACAAAGATGAACTCGGAGCCGCTATGGACAAACGCTCCATCGAGTGGCCTATTACTACGAAAGCCGTAAACCCACAGGAAGTCATCTGGGACACTAATAACGGCTATGACCCTCGCTGGGTTATCCACTTCTTCGATATCGACAACGAGTGGATACATGCTCACTTCCCCGGCTGGGAAGGCTCTAACTCAGGTCGCTCACAGTTCATTGAAGTCTGGACACACTCACAGGTTGCCTACATGGCAGAGCGTAAGTGGGTAATGAAACCTCGTGACCACGGCTACAAGATTCGTCCGTGGACTATGTACTGGCCTCAGACAGGTCTTACGACTCTAGGCAATAAGCCTGAAGACCTCTACTGGGGCATCCTCGACGGTAACTTCGAGATGTTGCAGGCTGAATCGCAACTAGCATCTCAGTACCTCGACATCGTCACGAACTCCACTCACCCAGTGACCAACTTCAGAGGCCCACCGGGTATGGCTGATGAAGCACTGAACGAGTACGACAACTCCCCCGGAGCCATGAACGTGGTTCCGCAGAACGTGGAGATTGAAGTTCCTCGTGTGCCTGAGCCGCCACAGACAATCATGCTGGCGAAGAGTATGTTCGATGAGGCTATTGAGTCCAATACAGCCCCATCAGTTACTCGTGGACAGCGTCCTTCGGGAGCGTCTTCGGGTTACGAGACGGCGGTACTGTCCGGTATCGGTCGTCTCAACTTTGCAGCATGGGTGTCAGCAGCCAACCGTGGGTTACAACACCGCAACGAGATCATTCTCAATATCGTGGAACACGTAGTACAAGACCGCATCACAGTATGGGGTCAGACAGAAGCAGGAACAGTAGATGCCACAATATCCCCGAAAGACATCAAGGGACACTACGTCAACTTCGTCCAACTCAACCCTACGGCTCCCGAAGAGCGAGAGCGAATTCTCAATCTTTGGGCGACCAGATGGCGAGAGGGATTTGTTGACCATGACACTGCCCTTCGGGAAGGTGGGGTTTCAAATGCGCTGGAAGTTCAGTCCAAACTCCTCGCAGAGAAGTTCCTCAAGTCAGAACAGATTTCAGGGATTCTGGAAGGCATTGCAGCGCAGCGCATTCCACTTCTTCAGGGCATCATAGAGGCAGCAGGCGTTGGTGGTGGAGAGGCAGATGCGATAGCGCAATCCGTACTCGACACACAGGGGGCTACACAGCTTCCGAACGCAGGTAATTTCCAGCCGGGTAACGCGGCAGGCAATACGCCGCAGACACCCGGTACAGGGCAGCCAACAACTACTCGTCCGGTAATGCCCGGTTCAGTAGGGGAAGCTGACCTTGTGGGCAGGCAGATAAGCAGTCCTGCACGTACAGGCGGCAGACGTGTTCCAACATCTAATCTCCCGGCAGGCAGATAATGGCTAAGAAAGAGAACGTCCTGATTGAGGGCGCATTTGAACAATACGATGAAGTGGTGAAACGGTTCTTGGACAGGGTTCCAAAGCAACTAAGCGCACCAGTAATCGACCCACCCGGTGGCAAGAAGGCCGTAATAAAGCCTCTGCCATTCAGTCCAACAGGGGGCATCTAAATGGCAGTACGAGAAATCAATGTTCCACCAACGTATAGTCATCTAGTCGGTGGAACTAGAGGCGAGTGGCAGAGAGTGTCGCTGGAGACTACAAGTGACTATGATGCAGCGTCGCAGCTTGCTAGCAAGTTTGGCATTCCGTTTGCTGCAGCAAACAGTTTCCAAACAGAGCTACAAGGGGCGCATCCTACGGCTAAAACGATTGCTCTTGGTCGTAAAGACAAGAACAAGGCTGCTGTTGAGCAGAACAAAAAGTTTGCTGTTGGGGCAAACATCGGCCCATTGAAAGTACCCGGATTTGACCCAATAGCAAACTTTGGGCCGATTCGGTCAAGTGAAGAAACGGATTGGCGAACATCTCCCACCTCCTCTACGGCAGGGAGAGCTTCAGGTAAACCTCTTGATGCTGACACTATAAAAAAGTTAGCAAAT